TTCTCTAAGGATATAATGACAAACGTATGCTTGGCCAAAACCTTCATATATGGGTGGCACGAGTACAGTACGATCTCTCAGAAAAAGCTTGAGCGAGTAACCGATCTTATCTTCAATGATGAGGTAGAGATCAAAACATCTCCCACCAGCCGCAAGGCAGGGGTACCGTTGCAGGCTTCAGTGATCCTAGAGCACAATCTAGGCAAGGCAAGCAAGAAGATACTTGCAGGGGATAAGCGGTATGCTGTAGTCCACTTGAAGAGGGTTGATGATTACCGAGGGTTTGAAATAAAGCTTGGATCAAGTGCTAAGCAGATATGGCTAGAAGCTTACGCAATGTGGAAAGCTGATGATGCCAAATCTTGGAAACTTGATAAATAAGTCTATTGACGCATACTCAGGCCAATACTATACTATAATCGCAAACACCCAACAAAACACCACTATGACCACACTTTATTACACCAACAAATTAGACATCTTCGAAGTAGAAGAAGATAGACCCCTCACCACCCGTGAACGTATCAGCCCCCGTCACCCCTGGACAGAGAAGAAATGGATAGCTTATAAGGTTATCCAGGAACTCGGTAAGAAGAAGTGCAGACTCAGCCAGGTTCACGTACCAGTGCTTGACCATGAGAACGTCCATGCTTCACTGCAAGACGCTCAGAAATGGCTAATAGACAAGCTTGAAGTGGAGAAAACTAGACTACTCAGCCTATGATACCAGCAAACTTCAATGAGATCCTGTACATGTCAGATCCAGCAGGCTACCAGTGGGAAAGAACCCCCGAGGTACAAGCCTTCTACGATCAGCACCGTACAGGTGACCGAGGGGAATATATAAGAAACATATGGGATCAGGCTAAGGCCTACGAGCAACAAAGCTTTGACGGCGTAGTCAACTATACCCTATTCGTAGACGATAATGCTTGGCTAGTCAGTAACCCGTTCGGGTACTCTCTACCAAATGACTGTCAGCACTACGTACTATGGCTGAAGCAAGACACCCCCGAGCTTCAGGTCCATACTATCCTTGCCAACCACTTCTCAGGGCTTCATGCTAGAGAGTTCAGGGCTTGGAAAAACAAGAAGAAGAATCAAAGCGTACCAAATCTTAACAACTATCAGGTGATATGTTCAACATTGTAATCCTCTACAAAGATACAAAAGCATGTAATAGTCTTATAACTACACTTGCAAGCCAGCTCAAGACCGAGTCCCTATTTATCTATATGGAGAAGGGACAGATACCAGGCTACAGGCTATCGCATGCTAGGATCTATGTACTGACTCCCGAGATTGGTGGAGACGCTAGACTGCAGATGAAGTATATGCTATCCATAGCCAGCATAGGCAACAAGTACACCCTAATCATGCACCCCAGTGATAGGATCAACTCTCTATTCTTGGTTAGAGTGAGAATGAACCTTAATAGATCGCGGGTAGTGCCAGATATACTGATCAATGGCAAGCTACTACCTAGGCTGATCAACAATCAAGCGAAAGCACTCAAGTTCAGATATAACCGAGTAATGGGATACAAACGTATCTTACGAGACAACTAATATAAAACATACCAACTAATATGAACCTCTACCAAATCAAACCCTACCTACAGTTGCTCTATGCAACCAACAATCTAGAAGAGATGAACGCATATATTCGAGAGTGCATAAACCCTAACCATCAAGCAGAGTGGATAGAAAAGCACCTAGAAGAAAAGCAACGTCACTTCATAATCCTCACCAATACAGATGATTCACTGCACAGCTTCTTTGTCGTACTCGACCTTGACAGCTTAATGCTAGACTAGATATAATTAATATGATATTAAAATTAACAAACCAACAAGTATGATAGACATAAGCCCCGACACAATCACAGGAATAGTAGAGAAAGAAGTAACCCTATTCTTGCAAGATCTAGGATATAAAGATTACGAAACTGTAGCCAACGACCCCGAGCTAAGCCTGGAGCTAGATTGGCTCGATCACTATAACTTTGAGATCAAGCTATTCAAGCTAACCAACAAACGAACCATAACGGTAGAGCTAACCATGCCCGACCTCGATAAAGAAACAAGTAACTAACTATAATATATGCAACAGACCGACATCCTACCCTTCAGAGAGCACTTCGACAACAAAACAACAGAATTAATGTATACCCTCTACAAAGACGTTGATGCTTACATCGAGTTTTGTGTTGCAGGCTACAGAGCTGAGAATGAGCGACTAGAAAATAAAATCATTGGACTAGAGCAAGTAATTGACCATATGGAGTCAATGGCAGATAACAGTAACTAACTATAATATGAAACTACTAACCAATATAAAACAAAGCATACTCAACATAAAAGAGACGCTACACTTTACAGGAACTCACGCAAGCGGGATCATCACTCTTTGTGCAATGGGCATATCCAACTCGCTCCACCGTGATAATATAAGACTGCTCAAAGCAATCTATGCTATAGACCCACAGTGGGACCGTACGCACCGTATTGACATGGAGGGGTACTTAGAGCTCATCTTAGAGATAAAGCTTCTAGGAATGGACCCTAGGCACCTCACAAAGGATATTAAAGCCTTAGAGAATGAGGCAAGACAAGCCCAGCCTATAAGAGAAATAAGAAAACCAGCAAAACCAACAGCAATAAAACTAACCACTAAAAAATAATATGACTGATAACAAACTAACCCCCGATCAAGAAGAAGAAATCACACAGCCAACGCAAGGTGACAGACCCGTTGGAAGAGACAGACCAGTTGAAGGAGATACACCAGTAGAAAGCGACAAGCCAGACTTCGAGTTCAGCCCTCTCTATGAGAATGACGCAATCTATCAGATAATTAAGACCTACCACTCTAAGGGAGGAACCTATCAAGATATGCTGACAAAGATACAGCATGTCCTAGAGTACTATATGGACCAGTTAGATGCAGATAGAGAAGATAACATCAATGCAGGGCTCAGTCCAGCAGGAGGTAGCCTCAGAGGTAGCAACCTAGGAGGCACTAGGCAGGTAGGAGACGGCGGTCCTATACCCAATGCAGGTGCTCAGGCTCCCCAGCTCAGCCCCCAGGTCTTAGAAAGAAAAGCGATCATTGATGAACGTGATAGAAAGCTTGAACAGTTCAAGGCTCACAGCAAATATACAAAGGATAGAGATCCTAAAGAAAAAGGCACTGAGCGATCATAATGCCGTCACTTATAACACCAGGCCACTCATTGCTTGATGCAATAGAGCCACAGCCACAGCCACAATCACTACTCGAATCTTTATTCTCTACTTCAGGGGATGGGGGCTCTTGCTTGTGTCTATTGCCAGTACGAGATCAAGGGCTATGCACTGCTTGCAATCAGCAGATACCTTTCTACTCTTGACAATATAACCTTGACTATAAGCCAGCACAGTCTTAGACTAGACATAGCCTCACAATTAATATATTATTCGACCATGATAACTTACAACCAACTCGACCCACAATGGTCAAACATTACCCTAGGCCTTAACCCAATAGGGCAACGGTGGACAATAGGACGCTACGGGTGCTTAGTGGCTTGCCTATCAATGATAGTCAGTCACTTCGGTCAAACACTTAACCCCCTTAACATGAACAATGCCCTTGTCAGAGAGGGTGGGTTCGTATCAGGATCAGGCTTTTATAAGTGGGGGGCAATTCACCGAGTCAATACCCTAATCACCGAGACCCAATACCCAGGGTTCGATCAAGAGATCATACGCTCAGCTCTTAGGAGAGGCGGTGCGGTCATGCTTGAAGTAGACTTCGATCCAAACACACCCGCTCAAGAGATGCACTTTGTAGTAGTCTCAGGATATGAAGGCGGTGACTTGATTATCCTCGATCCAAATGGCGGTAAGAGACGGTCCATAGCCTTCTACGGTTGGAGAGTGTACCGAGTCATTACCTACTTAAGCAAGGTCAAGGAGGTTCACCTACCAGCTTAGAGGGACTACGGCGGAATGAAGCAATATAGGATCACTGTCAGCGGTAAGAAAGGTGAAGTGATCAATGAACTAATCAAAAGAGGGCTGATGATGTCCTACGATGAAAACTACTTTATGAGCATTAACGGTGGAGACGATGCAGACCCTGTAGGAGGCTACCAGGCAGGTCAATGGGTAAACTACTCAAAGATAGTCATAACACCCCCCAGAATGGCTCCTACGGCTCCACAGCCTATAGTAGAACCTATACCCACACCTAACGATGTATTGGCTGAACGAGCGGTGGACCGAGAAGAGGCTGTAAAGCAAGCTCAAATTGATGCTAGGGCCTCTCTTGAAAAGCTGATGGAGGATAAGCTCAAGCAGGGTGAAGTCATAGACCGCCCCGTGATAATCGACTTTGACCAACCACATAAGTTCAACTTTGACAAATTCTTGATAGGCTTCGCAAAGCTCAATGTAGACAAAGCCGCTTTCACAGCCGCTATCACAGTAGTGCTAGTAGAGCTGAACGCACTGCTGGCTATTGGAATTGATCCACAGAGCATATCACAGGCTGGAGCGGTAATCTCTACTATCCTTGTCGTTGGTGGAGTGCTTCGTCAGCAGACAAAAGCAAGTCAGAATGACTAAATATAAACTATAATTTACAACTTTAATATGCCTAGAGCTAGACCCACCCCAATCTCCTACGGGAGACCAACTAAGATGACTGCGGTTGTCTTAGCTAAATTAGAAGAAGCCTTTTGTTTAGGCTGTACAGATGTAGAAGCTTGCTACTTCGCAGATATATCTAAGCACACTTTCTACAGATACATGCTCAAACACCCCGACTTCGCAGAAAGAAAAGACATGCTTAAGCAAAAACCTATATTCACCGCTAGAAAGTCAGTCATTGATGCACTCGCAGGTGACTACAATCATGCTCTCAGATACCTAGAAAGAAAGCTTAAAAGAGAGTTCAGTCAGCGGATAGAAAGTGATGTAGACGTTACCACTAAGGGCGAACCTATCACTAATATCATTGTAGAGTAATGGTAAACGTTACCATAAAGAAAGGATCAAAGTGGCGACAGCTCTATGCCCCCGAGCCTCATATAAGATACGTACTAGTGTACGGTCCTAGACTCGGTGGTAAGTCTTATAGAGCAAGTCAAGCCTCAGTTGCTCAAATGACTAATTGGCCATACTATAGAGCCTACGTAATGAGAAACGTGCTAGACAATGTTAGAGACACAATCTTTCAAGACTGCGTAGACAGGGCTGATGAAATGGAACAGCCTATCACCATTGTAGAGTCAAACCTACTAATGGAGTGGGGTCAGAATGAAATCAAAGGCAAGGGCTTTAAGAAATCTTCAGGAACTGACACCGCTAAGCAAAAGTCTTTAGCAGGTAGGAACGTAGTAGTCATTGAAGAGGCTGAAGAGGTTAGTAGAGATGATTTCTTACAGCTTGACCTATCCTTAAGAACCACTAAAGGGCCTGTAGTTATGAACATGATCTTTAACCCGCCCGAGAAAGGGCACTGGATCTTAGAGGAGTGGTTCGACATCTTGCCCGCCACCGTTGAGCTAGTCAAAGAAGTATACGGTATGGATCTAGACGGCCTAGGGGATAATGACCTAGACGGCTTCTTCATAATGAAACCAAAAGCTAGAAAAGATACTGCTTATATCTTCAGCAACTACAAAGACAACCTTGAGCACCTTGCACCTACAGCAATAGACAGGGCTGAGAGGCTTCAGCGGTCAGACCTTGAGTACTATCTCCACAAGATCATCGGGCTAGTGCCTAGTGGCAAGACGGGACGGGTATTCAAGAAGTATACTACAATGACTAGGAAGGAGTACGAGCAACTACCGTATACACCGCTCTACGGTATGGACTTCGGGAGCAATGATCCAACAACCCTCATAGCTTGCAAGGTCCATGACAAGACCCTCTACATCTCGGAAGAGTTCTATAGATCAGGTATGGACATTGATGATATTGAAGAAGAGCTTGTCGACATACATGAAAGGATCATAGCCGATTCTCAGGCTAAGCAGATGATAGCTACTCTCAAGGCTCACGGTGCCTGGATAGAGCCGTCAGTGAAAGGACCCGACTCAGTGACCACGGGGATCAAGAAGCTCTTAAGCTATAACATTGTTATAGTGGACGATTCAAGCAATGTCTTAGATGAGCTTGAGAATTACACCTGGAAGCTAGACAAATATAAAATGCCAACCGACACACCCGTCGATAAACATAATCATGCAATTGATGCCATTAGGTACGCAATTGAAGAGCTTGAACTCACAGACTACAAAGAAACATCTTATTTTATATGATCACTTACAAAACAAACGACAACAAAAAGCTAGTACGCTTCACAAAGTGCGATGTCACTATCCTATTCTTAATCTCAATGGGGGCTAGTTCATGCTCAGATATTGCTGACGTAATGGGCAAGACTAAACAGGCTATCAGTGCTAAGGTAGAGAAGCTAACCACTCTAGGCATAGTCAATTCTCTAGACGTACCTGTCCGAGGGCGGTACAAAGAGTACTCAATGACACCTAGGGGCAAGCTATGGCTGAACAACCTATTAGAGGCTAATGCTATCCTTTACGTTGCTTGACGCTTCGCTAGGTGGCACTATAGGGTAATACCACGGTGGATGTGTTATGCTTTAGCACACGGCTAAATAAATAGCCTCTCACGTCGCACCACAGGGGTTGTAAGCTTATAGATGATAAAGTATACCATTGAGAGCCAATAACGCCTCACAGGCCACCACAGACCCCTTAGAAACGAATCTACCTATATCATGACAATTAAATACCTAAAACAACTATTCCTGGACGGGACAAGGCGTTCACTAGAGGTCCTAGCCCTATGGATATGCTTAGTCCTACCCTCAGCCCTAGTGGTTGTCGTACCAAACGTTGACACAGCAAGGACTAGACTACTTTGGTTGCTGACAGCGTTTCCCGTTTTTTACTTAGTCACAGCAATGCTCAAACAACATTATGACAATCAACTTATTAAATAAAACCATGTCACTACACTTATGGCTCTTAGTGCCACTCACAATTTATGCAGGGTTTTTCTTACTCTCCCTAAGGTTCGGGAAAGATGCAACACTGGACGTACTAGTAAAGATAGATAAAAAGATAGATTTAATTCTCAAGAAACTATGACAGTAGATATAGCACAATTAGCAGATTACGGGGGCATAGGCATATTCGCATTAAGCTTGATAGCCGTAGTGATGTACCTAGTCAAAGATCAGACCAAGGTCTCAGAGCGTAACGAGCTGAAACTCAAGGAACTGTCAGACCAGATTTGGAGAGAGGCTAACCGCTCAAGAGATTCAGAAAACCTCCGATACACTGAACTATCACTTAAGTACGAAACACTGCAGGTCAAGTATGAAGATCTACTAGTAGAGATCGGTAAGATGCATGGTAAGGTAGACAGTGAAATAGACATTGACACCAAGCTAGGCCAGGTACTAGATGAAATGAGAATAACTCGTGAAACTAGACGTGACCTAGGCAAGGCTAACACATAATATATATGGCTTTAATTCAATACAATTCTAATGAAGATTTCCTCTCGGGGCGTATGGATAACCTAAGCGTGATCAACAGCTTCAGTCTCAACTTTAATGAGCATGTGCCTATGAACCCGTCAAGGCTTACCGAGGCTGAGATGAAAGAGATAGTTGCTCGTATACCACAGTATGCTTATATAGTCACCAAGTGGAGCGGGGTAGTCAATGCTAATGGACTGAACGTAGTAGTCAATTACGAGAGCAAGCCTAACGATACGACCACAAAGGCTAAGAGCAACCTACAAAAGAAAACTCAAGACCTTATATATGCTCGCAAGGGCTGGCACAGCATAGAAAAGCAGGTAGTAGAGCTACTGACCCGTGAGGGCATGGCGGTTATAAGGCTTAACGCTGACGGTTACCCTGTAGTGGACTCAAGGTTCAGATATAACATATACTGGAACGAAACGATGAAGAAGGCTAGATATGCTTATAAGGATCCTACCTCAGGGGGAGAGGTTGCAGGCATGACCAATCTAGAAGATGGCGGTGAACTATTCGTGATCAAGCACCCTGCTTATACTGGCTATCCTGTACCAATCTCACCTGTCGACAGTGCCTTGATGATCGCTAGGCTAGACTTTCATGCACTGGTAGCCAATCAAAAGAAGTTTGATAACGGTATGATCGGTCAGATCTTCTTGAGGTTCAATGAAGAAATGAACCGTAAGATTAGCACCCTGGATCAACAGCCAGATGATAAAAAGAATTGGTTCAAGCAGATGATGAGAAAGCTCAATGACACTTTCAGAGGTACGAGCAATTCTAACCAAGTCAGTTCAATACCTGGACTAGAGGATGTGATTGAAGTAGGTGGCAAGGATAACACACAGATGCAATTCTATGAGACTCTTAAGGAGCTCACCCCAGAGCGTATTGCCTGGAACTGGATGCTAACAGCGGTTGACTTCGGTACTGGAGGATCAACCACCTACAGCAATGCAAGCGTATTCAATGATGCCTTATATGATAAGGTAGGACGGTCTATTGAGCAACAGCTGGCTCAATGCCTCAACGAGTGGTTCTTGCCTTCACAGGGCATCAAGACTAACGAGAATTACTACGTATGCTACAATGAACCAAGAGATGCTCAAAAGGTACAGTCTATCCAATCAGCACTTGAAGAGTTCAAGTATAATGCTATCACACTCAATGAGTACCGTGCTGAACGAGGGCTTGACCCGCTTGAAGGTGGGGATCAATTCTCTAGCCAACTACAGGCTGAGCAACCTCTAGTGGAGCGTACCAATGTCATTGATGCTCAGGTACAGCCAAGGAGGGCTTATAGAGATACGGGGCAGGCAACTTTTACGCAAGCCCTAGAGTATAGGGCTACCACAGTAGACATCGCAATTGCTAGTGCAGACTACGAGGGCAAGAAGGGGCTACTGGCTAGCTTGACTAAGGCTATAAGCAAACAGCTCAAGGACTACGTCAGCACCTTAGAGCAAGTACCAACTGCGGTGACGCTCAAGCCTATTGAAACGTTTTACAGCTTTCCTTCATTGAAGAAGGACCTCTTGAAGTTCGCAGGGCAAGGGCTAGAGCTGGTTCAAGCTGACAACCGCACCACACTCAGCCGTCAGACTTTCTCCTTCGATGGTGAGTACCCTAAGAGCGTACTGGACTACATTGACAACCAAGTCACTAGGATCCTCAAGGGCAACTACGAGTTCAGATCCATAGACATAGAGACAGCCTCTCAGATAGAAACTATCATACGGGCTAACATCTCACTGGGGGTCAAGGGCATAGGCAATAAGATCCTGGAGCAGATAGAGGATATATCTCAAGCACGTGCTGAACTTATAGCACAGACTGAAGTTGCTCAAGCCGTAGAAGGCACTAGGTACATTATGTACAGATCAGATCCACTCTTTGACCGAGGTGGTAAGCAATGGCTGACAAGTGTTGATGAACGGGTCAGACCGCTTCATACAGCCAACGCTGGCGAGGGGATCATACCAATCGACAAGGCTTTCTCAAACGGCTTTGTAAGAGCAGGCACAGAGCCTAGGTGCAGGTGCGATACAGTATACTACACTGCTGATGAAATGTAGTACGTTGCTTGACGCTTATTACAGTCTTACTATAACGACAACATGAAGAAAATAGTATCCTTCGCATTAGCCAACACTGGCAACCAAGCACTGGCTCCTAAAGAGTTCAGGAAGGTTGATGGTGGGTTTGAAGTGGATCAAGTGATCTTCTCTACTGCTTGCAACAGGAACAAGTACTACTTTCAGGTCTCAAAGCTGATGGGCTATGAAAATAAGCTCGAGAAGCTGGGATCAAACATGAACCATGATCTAAGCCTCACCAACAATCAGTATATACCCTCATCTTTTGCAGGTTATGTCAGATTGTGGGCTGTATGGTCAGACGGTGAACTGGAGATCAGAGGAACTTTCAGATTCTCAGATCAAAGGCTCATTGATCGTATGGATGAGTTCACTGGACCGTCAATCGAACTAATGGTAGATGAAAATACGGCTATCATTAGTGACAAGGGCGAGTACTATGAAGACTTTGAGTGGATAGGTACGGCACAGCTTACAGGTAAACTGGCAGGTATGGGCAATGCTCGCAACATCTCAGAGTTCAGAGAATTTGACTTAAATCTAAACCCAATTATTCAAACTATTATTATGACAGAAGATCAAGTAAAGACTCTCCTAGCAGAGCAAGCTACCCAACTAACAGCAGACTTCACTGCTAGCATTGAAGCTCAATTCAAAGCATTCCAAGAAGCAACTGCTGAACCTGTAGCCCCCGAGGCAACTGAAGGTGAAGCAACTGAAGCAACTGTACCTACAGAGGCACCAACTGAAGCAACTGCTGATGAAGATGTCACTGGAGATGAAGTCACTGAAGATGGAGTCACTGAAGATGAAGTAGTAACCGAGGTGGTAACCCCCGAGGCTACTGTAGAGGCTGAAGTGGATGAAAGCATTAAGCAAGTAGAGCATGCTCTCAAAGATGCTATCACTTCTAGAGCAAAAGCTTTCAAAGGAGTTAAGGGCTCAGAATCACTATTGGATCCAAGCGATGCTGATGGTGATGTCAAAGAGAATACCTTAAGTTTACGTGAAAGAGTTATCTCTAAAGTAAAAAACATTCAAATCTAATCAAAACTAAATTATTATTATGTCCAAACAAATCCAATTCGACCTTAGCAAAACAGCTAAAGGCGATCACTCAGAAATCAAAGCATTCGTTTCAGACGTAGCTAAAGAAGTATCCAACGCAAGCGTAGGACAAGAAGTCTCAACTAACCTCATGCAGGTAATCG